ACAAATCAACATTAGCAGCACCGAGCTGTGCACGTTGTTTGGATAACAGTTCAGCAGTCTTCTTGCGTTGAATGTTCTCCGCTTCAACACCAGCGTTACGGGTTTCTTCTGCTTGATTCTCAGCTACACGAGCATTGTACTCAGCAGTAGACTCCTGAAACTTACCTTGTTTAATTTGTTGGTTGGCTGCAAAACCCGCAGATACCACTGCCGTCACTGCCATAATCGTTGCTGGTTCACACATGTTTAATACCTTTCTAAATGGAATCGATGGAACAGTTCATTATCAGGACCATGCGGTTCAGGTTCTTCAATTGTGAACCCTAACCACTTCAACCATGTAATACTGTTTGTATTCTTACTGTGCACCATGTTACACAATCTAAGACATATAGTCAGCATTTCATCAATGACGGGTTTAGTCTGTGTAAAAAATTCTTTCTTATGCTTCATCGCTCTGTTAGCGCCAAGCATCCACACGACACCTGACCCCGTCAACACGTCGCGCTTAACGAGACCAATCATCACCAATGGCTCACCTATCTCGTTCACTGCAATCGTTGAGAAGTCAGACAAAGCCCAACCCTTCATCATCGATTCAATCGGTGTGTGATGATTCGAGGCCCACACTTCTTCAACGTCAGCTTGTCGCATGTCAGCAGCAATGGATTCAACTAGTGCTGCTGTTGGCTTTACCCATTCAATCATTAGTTACCACCCACGTCGAGTTGAGGGATTACTGACAGTATAGCCATTGGTAAAGGTGCACGCTGCTCAATTCTAAGACCACCACCTTTCGACCATTGTGGTTGTATGAACAATTCTTGTTTGTAAGTTTTCAATGAAATTGGGTCATAGTTGTCACCGTCGAAACGTGGTTTAATCTCATTCATTATAGGATCAGAACCATTGTCCTGCCGTGGTCCAACCCATCCCCCACGTGAACCTTCGACCTCGATAGTGACCTTTGAAACTGACACTGACTGAGCTTTGATTGTTTGGATGGCAGATGGTGTGTCAATGTCAAGCGTTTCAATACGTGGCGTATAACTTAGACCCACGTGAACTTTAGATGCTGCACGTTCTAATGTGATTGCACCCGATGTGACAACTTGATCAGGCACAGTGTAACCATCCGTAAGTATTGATACTGTTTCATTCTCAAGGTGATCAAGACCGCTTATCACCGTTGCAGGTGCACCGTCATAAGTCAGACCTGAATCAATGTAGAAACAATCTTCAGCATTAACGGACTCACGCTTCTCCATTCGCTCAACGTACCGCACATCATTACCGTCAATATTTCGTTTAGCAATAACGTAGACAGCATCACGGTCATCTTCAGCAATAGATGCTACTGACTCAAATGAACCTTGAGTGTTATGCTGGTGCCAACCCCACACCTGATGTTCACGTTGATAAGTTAGACCTAACATCACACCATCATCGCGTATGCACCAAACGATACCATCGGGTTCAGCAGCATAAGTCATCGATGTAATTTGCTTACCTTCAAACAGGTGTTCTGACATCAGTGACAAATCGTTACCGGTATACTTGTCACTACTGAACTCATAACCTAAGTCACGAAGTCGTGCACCTTTGTCTTGAAGGAATAATGCGGTACTGTTAATTACCACTGGTGGTACTATTGAACAACCGTTAAATGATTGAGGTCTTACACCGATTGTTGAAGGTGTTAATACCTGATCTTGACCTTCTGTCATAATCCACTCACCACCTGATGTGAGTAATATTAAAGAGTCCAACGGCAACAGGTGACGTATCTCGTTCACTTGTTGTGCTGCAATGGTGAAGGTTACCGCATCGTCATCACGTGCAGGGTTAGATGTGCGCAATGAATCAAAATTATTTACTTGTGTAGTGAACGTTGCTTGTGGTTCATTGTAAGTATTAGCGAACACTTGACGCTGTTGGTAATAAGTCACAGCAGAAGGTTTATTACCAACACCATTGAATGGTTGACGATCTAGTGGTGGAGCATCACTTGTGATCGGTGCAAGGTTGTAGTCATCAAATGACAAATTGTTAGAATCACCAATCCAACCGTATATACCTGTACCAAGTGACGGGTCTTTGTATACTCGATAATATGCGGCTTCAGATACAGTGTCCCATGTCAGCCTGACACCACCTGTCTGTGATATTGACTTAGTGGTTATACTTGTCTCAACTGATGCTAGTGACTCAGTTCCTGCGTCATTCACTGCCGTCACAACGTAAGCGTAAGTCTTATCGAAATCACCGAAACCTTCACCAACAGTAGTAGCCCCATTTTGTCTATCCGCGTTACCATCTATTGCGTAAGCTGTGTGACTCGTTGAATCTTCACCGTTGAGTTCAAATGTGTCATTAGTCAACACTGTTATAATGAAATTTCGACCATTAACCTCAACCATACCTTGTACGTTGTCGATGTAGATTAAGTTACCAGTGGCATACCCATGAGCCACAGCAGTGACCACTGCGGGATTAGCTTGTGTGATACCTGTGATTGCTCTTGATACTGACCCAACACTAAACACTGGTGGTGTGACATTCGATGAATAGTCAATCGCTGTCAATGTCCAATTGTCATCAGCCAATCGGTTAAGGTTTGAAGGTTCATGGTCAGGGTGGACAATGGTCATCACATCAGCGTTCTGAGTGAAACCTAAACGGGGTAACTGTTCTTCAGTGTAAGGTGTAGCAAGTTCAAATATTGCAGGACCTCCACCGGCTAAAACGAAACCACCATCTTTAATCACGCGCACTTTTAGATGCTCGAACACTAACATGTAAGTTTGTTCAGTGTTGAAGCTGAATGGGATTAATCGACCTACTTTAGAAGAGTCATCAAGTTCACCGATGAAACGTAGACCAGGGCGTGAGTAGACACCACCTTGTGGGCGCACGAGGAAATTCTCACACTTGTTTAAGCCGGTAGCGTATTTACCTAAGTCAGCTCGTGACTGTAACGCTGGCGCAATCTCACCACTGGTGAAACTGCGTTGAATGATCTGTGGCATTGCTTAACTCCTGACTGTAATAAAATCACTCTCAGCAGGTGTGAAATACTGATCGTTCATGTCGTCTGACATTGCTGACTTGAGATACTGTTGATACAACTGTACTGAGTCATTGCGCAATGCGCGACCCAACTCAGCGCCAACAATAGGTATAGCAAGCTCTGAAGATAGTAAGTGTGATAACGCCATAATGAAGTCATCACTGAATAAATTAGGATCGGTAACTTTTGCAGCAAAGTCAATACGTAGGTCTGGTTGATCTGAACCTATGACTTTAGCATTATCAAAGTTGAATACCTCATATGGTATTTGTCGTCTGATGTCTTTCAACGGTATCACACGGCTATCGAGTAGGCGTGATGCTACGTTAGCACTACCAGAGGGTAACTCTTCGTAGGAACCAACAAGACGACGGATTTTCAAACAGTCAACAGGGTATGAGTAAGCATAAGCCCAATTGAATATTTCAGTGGTGACAGGTGCTAATGCACGCATCTTGTGGTTGAACTGCCACGGTAATTCACGCAAACATCTGTCACGTAGAATAGGGTATTTCAGCTTACAAACCTGCGCTTGTATACTTCCTTCGGTCAATGAGTTGATACTACCTGCGCGAATGTTACTCAATGCTAGGTTACATATCTCAATTACTGAAGCCATTAAATACCCCTAATATGATTACAATGTTTCAACGGTGCTAGACTCAGCAGCAGACTCACCATCACCCATGAATGACGCATCAGCAATTTCGTTCTGTTGTTGTTCTGCTTCTTTAGCAGCTTTGTTTGCGGCTTTAGTTGCAGCAGCTTTACGTGCTCTAGCTTGTGCAACAGTTTCACCTGCGATAGCTTCAAGCCATGAAGGTACTTGTTCTTTTTTGTCTTTCGACGGGAACGGTTTTTCAGTGTGCAATGTAGTACGTTTACCCGCTGGGTCGTATAGCATACCACCGTGGAAACCTTTACTTAATACTTTATAACTAGGCATGGTGTTCTCCAATTAATGAAAAAATGAGGGCCGAAGCCCCCACTTAAAGGTTTACAGACTAAGCACCAGTGGTATTAGTTTGATTACCCATACTAATACCAGCAGTGATTGCACCTGCTGTTGCGTCAGAACCTGTAACAGTGTAACGAACACCAAGGTAACGCATATCAACACCATTAGGTAAACATTGCATATACGTCTGTTTACCCGCTACAAGGTCGGCAACTAAAATGGTTTCAGTCGCTAACACTTTCGGTGAAGTTAAGCCAGCAGCAGCCGACACTTCAAGTGTAACAGTTAAACTGGTTAACGTTGCAAAGTCTTCAGTTACCTGAATAAGTACAGGAACCGCAGCACCTTTACCTTTGTCATTGTTCAACGGTGCAACAGCACCGTACGGTGTACCGGCAACACCTAAGTCAATGACGTTAGTCGAGATAGCAGTAGCTGTCACGGCTTGGTCATCGGAAAATAATTGTTGTGCAGATAAGATCATAATAATCTCCTAATTAAGTGAAACGTGCGGTATTAAACCACACGAGCTTCAGCGTTGATGATTGAATCACTTTCACGAATAGGAATACCACGGTAAGTCATTACTTCTTTACCTTCGATTTCCATAGGTTTCAAGCGAATGAAACTGTCAGTTGCACCAGCATTAGTAGCTAAAGCATCAAGTGCTTCAAGTACATCGCGGTTACAATAGATAGCCATTTTACCACCCGCAACACGACGGTTCTGCAACTTGTAGTATGCTTTACGCATGAAGTCGTACAATGCAACAGTACCCGCTTTCAAGTCACTAGCATCAATATTAGCTACACGAGATACATAACGCCAATCTTTAACAGCCATGCCCACATGCCATGTGAATTTTTCTTCCATAGCGTAGTAAGCATTACCTGCACCATCGGTGACACGTTGTTGGCCGTGGTCTTCGCGTTGAACACCCGCTTGAGTACCTTTAGGGTAAAGCAAGTTACACTGATTATCACCCCATGTAACAAACCAGATAGACGTGTTATCACCACCAGTACCACCAGCGTCGATAATCTGACCACCGTTAGGTGCTGACAAGTCGTTGAAACGTGGTGCAAGGCCCATGAATTCTTCAGGATCTGATGCAGAGTTACCGTAGAATACTTTCGTACCTACTTCTTGCGCCATTGCTTCAAGATACGCTTGTGCTTCAGATAAACGTACAGCACCTTCATTAGTAGACAAATCAAGTAAACGTTTATCGACGGTACTAAGACCTTCAACGAAACCTGTAGTGTCTTCAACTTGAGCAGTTGCACCTTTACTGTTCGGAATACCCGCATACAATTTACCCCATGTAACTGATGGTAAACCTGAGCGAACCGTGTGTAAATGAGTAGTGCCTTTATTACATTCTACCGCAATGGCATCATCTAATATCGGTGTCATTTCCATAAGCATCTCGATAACAGGAACAAATTGTCCAGTACCATCTTGAAGCTTGTAAATATCGATTAAGTCGATAAAGCTGTTTCCTAAAGTAGCCATGTTTCACCTCGTGAATTAGTTAGGCAGTTTTGTCATTCGGATAAAGAAGAGACACACGATCTTGTGCTTGTGATGTCGCAGTGGTTGTGCCACCAGGTACATCTTCAGCAGTTAACTTCCCTACCTTGACCATAAACCGGATAACTTCAGGGTGGTTGCCCACACCGTGTTCTTCCAGCAGTTGCTTCAGTTCTGGTGTACCAAACTTATCAATGGCTTGTCGAGCGATACCAACACTTTCTTCAAAGTTGTCACCACCGAACTCCTTGTCATTTTTAGATTGTTCTTGCCAGTCGTTCATCAACTGATTGAAAGCATCGACGTTACTCTCCGAACTCGCCTGGGCCTGTTTTGCTTGGAAGTCTACCAGTTTCTGTGCTTGTTCTTGATTCAGTCCTAACTCTTTAAAGAGTGGAACTGC